AATCCGCCTTTCTGATGCAACAATGTTCTGCTCTGCGCTATTTGTCACAGGCGGAAGAGCCGGAAGCAAGCGGAATAAACTGCAAGAAAAGCGTGTGCGACTGGAATAGTGTAGGGTCGGAGTGGAAAAAGGTGAACTGGGTTCACGCTTCGCGCTAAATGTCATCAGGGCCAATTTCGCTTCGCGCTAAATGTCACGGCGCTTCGCGCTATTTGTCATCTTGAGAGCATTGTGAAAAAGATGAGGGGCGAAAACCGGGGCAGAGTGATGAATGAGAACAGGCTCATTATCCGCAGAGTGGTAAAAACATACACCGGAGTGTATAGAAATGCCCCCTATTTCGGGGGCCGGGGGGCGGGTGGATTGTAGCGACGCTCGAGCCAGTGCGCTTTGCGGGCCTGGATGCGGAACTCGTCTAGGTCGCTGCTTGCGGGCTGCTTGAGCCAGTGCTCGATGAGGGCGGCGTACTGCTCGAAAGGGCTGAGGGCGTCATCGAGGATCAGCCCCGCATCGGAAAACCCAGCTTTTCCATGATGGACTCGGTGACATCGCTGGCGTAGCCGGGTTTGTCGGCCAGCAGGGCCTCCCAGGCAGCCCGCTGGTCGGGCTGCACAATGGCCAGGGTAAAGTTAGCCGTGGCCTGGATCGCGCTCTTGCGAATCTTGCTGACCAGCACGTCAATCTGGGCGACAGTGGGCTTCTGGAAGGCAACAGTTTTGCCCTCGGGCGTTTCAAAGGTGTGGAAAATAACGGTTTTTTCGGCCATGTTTGTTCAATCCTCACTCAACCTACTGGGCGATGGCGTCCTGGTCGTTGGACCGTAGACCCAGGTACTGGAAGCCCAGGGTGACGGTTAGCTCGTCGCCGTCTTCTTCGACGTTGTCGAAGTCGCGCTCGGTGAAGATGCAGTCTTGCAGGCTGTCGGTGCGCGGGTTGCCGTCGCCCTTATCAAACGAAACCACAATTTCGAAGGGGTCAATCCCGTAGAGGCCTTTGGACTGGATGTCGGCGTCCTGGAGCATCTGATCATACTCCTCGCGCAGCAGCACCAGGGAGCCATCCTTGCCGTTGTAGCGCTTCAGGCGGTAGCCCCGGGCCCGCAGGCCCTTGCCCCAGACCTTCTCGGCTCCGCGCTCGTCGCCGTAGCTGATGGATTTGACATCTACCAGGGTGCGGGACTTGAGATTGATGGTGATGTGCTCCCAGTCGTAGTATCTGCCGTTAATCATGTGTCACCTCCTTCAGGCCGCCAAAAAGGGGTTCTCGAAGCCGATGTCCAGGGTGATCTCGCGCAGGTAGCCCAGCGGGACGATGCGCACCCGCACAATCAGGTGGGAGCTGGCCAGAATATTCTGTCCGGGTGGGATGATGACCCGTCCCCGGGCGATTTCACCCTCGGTCTGCATGACTCGCAGGGGAGTGTTGGAGCGGGCTACCAGGGCAGCTAGCGAGGCGTTGAGATCGGTGGGGTCTACACCTTGTTGCACGAAGTCGAGCAGGGCCTGGCGCACCTGGGTGGTGGCCTTGTTCATCACCCGGCGGTTGGGCACGATGCGGTAGTCGCTGGTGGCGGCTGCCGCCATCCGGTCTTCGACCACGAACCAGCCGTCGCGACCGATCAGCTTATAGATGGTGGTGAAACCGGCCTGATCCAGGGCCAGGGCGTGGGCGTTGTTGAAGGAGGTGTATTTGCCATACTGGTCGGTGGTAAAGGGAGCCGGCACCACCAGGCCCGAAAGGGGGCCTTGCTGCACCCAGGCGGTCTTGATATGGACGGGGTTGCGGCTGCTGCGGGCAGCGATGCGCGAGGCCAGACTCTGGATATTCAGCCGGCCGCTCAGGGTGTCCACCACCTCGCCGTAGGCGGCTACCAGCTGCACTCGTGTGGAGGCAAAGGCGGCCTTTTCGGTCAGGCGTGCGTTGACCCAGGCATTGGGGTCTGTGCCGGGTGCTACCGTTTCGGCGACGAAGTAGATGTAGCGGAAGGCATTTTCGGCTTCAATCGCCAGGGCATCCAGCGCGGCCCACATGGCCGAGTCGGAGGGCTGGGCCAGCTGGATGTATTCGTAGAGGAAGCCGGAGCCCAGGGCGGCCCGGATTGCGGTCTGGACGTTGCTGACGCTGGCCCTGGGTGCGGTGATGCCAAAGCGGTAGACGTTGTTCAGGACATAAGTACCAGCCGCGAAGTTGAGCGAGAGGCCGGTGCCGGGTAGAGCCACTGTTGCGGCGGTGGCGAGCTCGACGCTGACCGAGTCGCCGCCGTCCAGGCTGTAAATAAAGGTGGCGGTGCCGACCGCGCCCGCGCGGGTGATGGTGACCACCAGTTCGTAGGCGTCGAGAGGTGCGCCGGTGACGGTAACTGCTGGTGTAGCCGGGTTGCCGGCGTCGGGAGTAACCACACCAGCGATGTCGGCAGTGGCCCGCACTGCGAAGACCTGGCCGCCGCCAAAAGCCAGCTGGTCGGCGACCGCCCGGGCCAGCGGCCCCGTACCCAGCAGGCCGGGCACCTGGGCCAGGTCGGCCAGGCCCAGCACCTGGTTGAGCGGGCCAGCCGAGGAGACGCCTACCACTACCCGCTGGCCGTCGCCGGCGGGGGCAATGGCGCCCAGGCCGCCGTCTTGAATGGTGGGATATACGCCCGGTAGCCTGCTCATGCGTCAACCCCCTTCTTGCGCTTTACTGGGCCAGGCCCATCAGTGGGCCCGGTGAGAAAACGCTCTACTGCTGCGACGAACTCGCTCTCCGCGACCCGCTGACCGACCGGCCAGCCTTCGCGCACCCGGACGCCTGCTAAGGTCCAGGCCGGAATAGCGTGCTGGTCTGCCAGCTGCTCCACGGTGGGCAGCTCGGCGACGGACTTATTTTCGTTATTCGCCACTTGCGCCTCCTTCAATTTCGTACTCGAGGTGTACCGAGATGGGGATCCAGTTGATGTCGCGGTAGATGCCGATCTCGACCGGGATCTCGAGCCAGATCCCGTTCTGGGAGATGAGGACTCCTTCTTCATCCTGGTAGGTAAAGCCGATGGTTTCAGCAGGTATACTGAACCTGACCCCCGACGCGTCCACAAAGGTGTTGTCGAAGAGCCAGGTCAGAAAGCCCTGCAGAATCTGGTTCAGTTCGTTTTCATGGCGGGCGTACAGCTCGCAGCGCATGCGGGCGGAACCCAGCCAGAGCCAGCGCCGGGTGCGCCGGCCTGGCGGCGGGGTGATGGATAGGCGCTTTCCGGCCCGCTCCAAGCTGCCCTGGAGGGGGTAGAGGTAGGCCGAGAGGTCGGTGGGAAAGGCCTCGCCCCGGCTGCGCTGCTCCTGGCGGATAAAACGCTCCGGCAGGCCGGTGTGGGCCAGGCCTGTGGTCAGGTGCTGGCGGACCAGGTTAAGCACCTAACTCCTCCTGCAGAATGCGGGTGATCTCGGCCTGGTCGGCCCGGGAGACGCCCAGGTAGGGGCGGGCCGGGATGCGCACCCGACGGCCGCGACCGGCCATGCCGCCGAACTGGTGGATGGCCGCATAGACCACGTTGGTGCCTACTGCTACTGCTGTGCCATCGCGCTTGGAGGTGATGGAGTTGCGCAGCCGGGCGCTCTGAATCAGGATTTTGCGGCCCTGTAGCCGCTCTTCCACGCCCTTGCGCAGCCTGCCGCCCTTGGTAAAGTCCCGCGCCCTGGGCGCTACCGTAGCGGCTGCCAGGGGCTGCCAGGGCTGCCCAGTGGGGTCTTTTTGCTCCATGAAGCGCTGGATGGTGGAGGAGACCAGGGCCTCGCCAACATTGGCTGCTACGCGATCCAGGCGAACCTGGGCGAGAGACCGCACCCTGCGGTTCAGCTCCTTCAGATCGCCCTGGATGCGCACGCCCATATCTACCTCACCGCGTCTTTCAGGGCCTTGGCCGCACGGAAGACCACCACCCGTTTGGCCGGGATGATGATAGGCTCGCTGGTACCAGGCCGCACACCCAGACGCTCTTTACGGTCGGCCAGTTCGAGGCTGCCAAAGCCGGGCAGGCTGACGGCCTGGCCGTCGGCGAGCGCGGCCTGGATGGAGAGAAGCAGAGCTTCGATGGCCGCGTGTGCAGCCAGTTTACGGAGGCCAGTCTGAGCGGCCACGGCCTCGACCAGATCGGTTTTAGTCATCAGAAACCCTCCATTTTTTTGCGCGAGAAGACCCGTTCGTCGGCGGTGATCCGGGCCACGGCCTCGCTGGAGGCGGTGGGCCCGGCGCCGCCGGTTGAAAAGGTCAGGCTGGTGCGGCCCACGGCCAGGTCGCGCAGCCACTTGACGGCATCCTCGTAGTTGGTGCGGATGGTCTCGTCGGCGGTGCCCGGCCGGATACCGCGCCTGGAGAACAGCTTGTAGCGCACCACGTCCATTGCTTTGTCCCGCAGGACATCGGGGGTCTCGGGCAGGGGCAGGGCGTAGCGCTGGGCCACATAGGAGTTAACCTCGGCCAGGGCCTTGCGGATGTCCTCTAAAATGCGGGCCTCGCCCGCCGGAGAGATGGTCTTGAGGTTCTCGTCGTCCACGAGATAGATCAGCACATCCTCGGCGAGGTTGGCCCGGACATCGGCTAGGCTAAACACCTATGCTCCTTATGCGCCAGTGCTGCCGTAGGCCAGCTGCCAGAAGGCATAACCGGCGTTCTTTCGGTCGTCGAAGCCGTAGACGTACTCTTTGCGCGTGAAGACATTCTCGTCGGTGGGCCGGTCCAGCGCGGTAAAGCGCGGCTCGGTGCGCACCTGGAGGATCAGGGGCTTGACCGCGCGGCTGGTCTCCAGCAGGAACCAGTGGTTGGCCGAGGCACCGGACAGCTCCGGCACCACCAGCAGCCGGGCTTTCTGGTAGTTGGGGTTGTCGCCTCCGGCGGCCAGGGTGCGCATGGCCACGATACTCTCGGCGGTGGAGCGCAGGGTGGGGCCCACCACCAGCAGCGGGGCCCGCTCGCCGGTGCCCAGGAACAGGCGCATGGGGCGGCCTGCGGCGTTGCGCATCTGCTGCATCTGGGCCAGGGCGGTCTCGAAGTTGGCGGCGGTGAGGGGAAGGGCGCTGCGGTTGGAGACGTTGGCCTTGCCCACCTTGTGGTTGGTGGCGAAGAAGGTTACACCATCGTAACCAAGTTGGGTAAAACCGTCGCGGAGCACATCGAAGACCAGCTGGTCGCGGTGGTAGGCCACTTCTTCGCCCAGCATCTGGAACATGGGGGTGTAGACTCCCAGGTTGTCGTCGGCGATGTCATTCTCGTGCACGGCCACGGTCAGCTCGAAGTCGCGGTTGCGGATGTTGTAGCTGGACTCGGAGAGGTTTTTGATCTCCCGCTCATCCACCCACTCTTTCATCCCCGGCACGTCGGCCAGCCAGCCGTAGGTGTTGGAGCCGGTGTTGCTGGGGGCCAGCATGGCGATATTGCGCCACTGCAGGTCTACCCGGGCCAGGCTCTCGTAGGCCAGTGCGCGGAAATTGCGGCGCAGACTGGCCAGATTTTCGGCGTTTATAATCACAGCTTACCCTCCTTATCTGGTGTCTACCCAGACCCCATCGGCGTCCAGGCCCACCACCCGGCCGGCGCGGCTTTTGGTGTTGGTGCCGTTGGTGCGGCTGACGGTCTGGTCGTCGGTGATGAAGCAGTCGGCCCAGAGCTCGGCCTGGGTAACGAGGTCGGCGGGGTCGTTGTCGAACTTGAAGACCCCACGCCGCACCAGGACGCGGATGGCGCCGTTGGCCCCGCCGGTGTTGTTGGCGTTCTCTTCGGCCCGGCCAATTACTCTGAGGTTTAGCGCGGTGCGGCCAGGGGCGGCCCAGCCGGCATCGGAGACCACCAGGGTGCCCTGCCAGATGTGGCGGTTGGCGCCCACGGGCACAGAAAATAGTTGGCCGTCACGCTCGGGTGTGTCGCGGGGTGCGATGGCAGGCGGCATTACTCATCACCTCCATACTTCTTGAGGGCCTCTTCCGAGACGCCCACAATTCTGGCCACGGCCAGGTCGTTGTCGCTGAGCCGGGTGGCCTGGGCCTGGGCGGGCTGCTTGTTGAGCGCAGGCAGGCCGGTGGGGACCCGCTTGGGCAGGGCCTCCAGCGCGGCTTTGGCGCCCTCAAAGTCCTGTGCCGCCAGGCGCAAAAAGGTAGCTTTTTGAGTTTCGAGGATGCGCCCATCTTCCAGCGCGGCCTCTACCAGACTTGCGACGCGGTTCTGGTCGCGCTCCTGCCGATCCTGCTCGAGCTGCGCCCGCAGGGTTTTTACTTCCTCCATCACGCCCTCGCTGGCGGCCAGCCGGATTACCCGGCCCCGCAGCTCGGGGGTGAGGCTGGTGTCGGTGAGCTGTAGCGCCTGCACCAGCAGGTCGCCCAGCTTTGCCCTGGCCGTCAGGGCCTCCAGAGCAGCTTTGGTCTGCTCTTCGGTGGCGTCCTGGGCCAGCCCTAATAGTTGTTTCAACCAGTCCATCTTTTCCTCCAGGCCGATCCGGCGCTGCCAGTGCGTGCCGGGCCGGTTGGTTAGCGCGTGGGAGTGGTATCCCACGATATGCCCATCTTCGGTGTGCATCAGTACCGGGGATATGAAGCCAAACGCACCCTTGACTACATCCAGCGCTCCTTCGGGGGTCCACTCGACCAGGCCGTAGACATAGCCCTCCTCTACCACCAGGTCGTAGACGAAGCCCGCCGCTGGCGCCTTGTCGCGCTTGCCCTGCTCTGCGTCCAGGGTGGCGTGGTGCCAGTCCAGCACCCAGGGCCGGCCCTGGGTAGCGAGCTGCTGACGAACCGCCGCCAGGCTGGCCTCGTCGAAGACAAACCGGCGGCCGTTGCCAAAAAACTCACCCCAGGGGTGCAGGGGAATGCGGCCCGGCGAACCGGCCTGCCAGGACATCGGCGAAGTGCTGCCGGAATAGGTCAGGGTGTGCAAACTGCACCTCCTGCGGCAGCCCGTCGAATAACCTTAGCGGCTGCCGCGTCTTGAGTCGCCAGTAGGCGCGGTTCTCCAGCCGTGCGGTATCGGGCGAGAGTGGCCATGATTTACGACTGCCTGCCTCCGGCGCTGGCGGGGGCGCTGACCTGAGCGCTGCTGCCCGGTCGAAAGGTGCCATCGGTGTTGAACCGACCCACCACCCAGTCAATAATCACGCCCAGCAGCGCATCGGGAATCCACGAGGGCCAGAAGCCGAGAATGGCCGTCACCACCTCCTTGATGCGGGCGATGGCAGCCTCCTTCTTCTGCGCCCCCGGCTGGCCGTCCATGATGTCCTCGACCACCAGCACGATCAGAACGATAGCGGCATAGACCAGCTTGACCACCGACAAAACCGACCTAAGCTTGTTTAGCACGTGCCCACCTCCTCTCTCAAAACTGCCAAACCAAAACCCCCGGGTTTCCCCCGGGGGTAAGTTGGCTAGGTTAGCTCTACTATAGCACGTCGCAGTGGGCTGTGAATAGAATGTCGCAGGTCTCAGGTCACAGGTCGCAGGTCAAATAAAGGCTGAAGACTGAAAACCTAATGCTTTTAGCTTTCAGCTTTAGGCTATTAGCTATCAACTATCAGCTATCAACCGCCCCCTGCACCCAGACCACCCGCCCGATGATTTCATCCACATGCTCGGCGGGGATGATGGGAGGGGCATTGTTAGTATACAGGGGGTTTAGCGACATCAAGCGCCGGCCAAAGCGGTCGTCCTTGAGGGCCTTGCAGACATAGCTGCCATCGGCCAGCCGGGCCACCACCACCTGTTCGCTGGCCCCTTTGTCGTTGCGGTTCACCACCACCAGGTCGCCATCGCAGATGGGCCGCTTGCCGGCACACATCGAGTCGCCCTGCACCTGGTAGGCCGCCAGCCGCTTGCCCCTGGCCACCCGGTTGGGCACAAAGACCGCGCTGGTCTCCCGCTCCACACTCTGGCCCGGCCCGGCGCCGACAATGCCAACCACCGGGACCATTACGGCATCTTTTGCGCCAAGTTGGGCTGATGGTTTTGGCAAGTCAAGTTCTGGGTACAAACGCTCTAACAAATGGTCTACAGGGCGCTGCAAAGCCCTTGCAAGTCGGATTAATGTATCCAGACTGGGCTTTATCCACTCACCCTGGGCGGTGTGTCTCCCCAGTACCAGGGTATATACCGTGGTGCGACCGATGCCAAAGTGGTCGGCAAACTGCTCCAATTTTGTCCAACCACGCTCGTCCATCACACGCCGAATCTCGTCGTTGAATGGACCCTTCAGGTCGTGACGCTTTGGTTTTGGCATATTGACTTACTCCCGCGTGTAAGTGTAGACTACTCACACATGGGAGTAAAGCGACCTACCGACACATTGGCAGAACGAATCCGCACGGCGCTGCTGGAACGCGGTCTGACACAGGCCGATCTAGCGCGTGAGGCGCACCTTTCAACGGGCCATGTTGCTATGCTACTGGGGGGCAAACGGGGGCAACGAGGGCTGACTGTGAGAACGGCCGCCAGGCTGTCTCGAGCATTACACAAGCCCATAAGCTACTTTTTGCCAGCGGAAACTCACTCCGAGGAGTAACTCAACATGACCGATGAAACTAGATTCGTCTCTATTTCCGATGCTGCTCAGCGGCTCGGCGTGTCCGAGCGGACTATCAAGCGACTGCTGGCCAGCAAAACCCTGAGCTCGAGCCTAGTCGAAGTCCGAACTCGAACCGGGGGGGCAACCCGAAAGCGAATGGTGGATTTAAATGACTTGGTTAGAGTTCTCCAGGAACCTAAGCGGATCACAGGGGAGTCACTGGGACAACTTGGCACAGTGACTCCGGTTCTCATAAAGTCACTGGGACACGAAAACCCCTCATCAAACCTCTTAATCTCCTGCCCGGGTGCTGGCAGTGTCACAGTGACTCAAAAGCCGTCCAGGACGTCGTATGAGGTTGAGTGCGAGCTATCACACGGTGTCGGGTCACTGGGACAAGCCGGGGTCACTGGGACAGACCCTAAGTCCACCGAAAAACCGCAGACTACCCACCAAAATCTCTCACCAAATACACATCCGCCAGAGGCCATTTATGAGAGCCAAAGATTAAGAAACCCGGCGGCGATACCGGCCCATCACCGCGAGCGGGCCAGGCAGATTGTGGCCTGGTTGATTCCTCTGGCGCGGGCCTACCAGGCTGCCGGGCCGGGGGAGCGCAGCCGCCTGCTGGACCAGGCCGCGCGGCAGCACGGCTACTCGCGGCGGCAGATCCAGCGGCTGCTGGACCGGCTGGCCCAGGCCCGCCAGCCCGAGGCCGACCTGGCCCGCAGGCCCCGCCGCGACCTGGGCACCTTTCGGCTGCCGCCCGAGCTGCAACAGATGGTGGTCGGTCTGTGGATGCTCTACCCACGCTACTCGGCCCCGCGCATCCGCCGGGTGCTCGAGCTCAACGACCCCAGCCTGCTCTTGTACCGGCCCTACCCCAATGCCCGCGAGGTGAACCGGCTCTCGCCCGGCACCATCCGGCGCATCCGCCAACTGATGGAGGCCGACCCGGTGCTGCGGGCCACCCTGATGGACGACAAGGCCCGCAAGGAGCATTTGCGGGTCTGGAGTGGTCACGTGCTAACCGAGCGGGCCAACCAGCTCTGGATGGTGGACATGACCAGGTGCGACACCTTCGTCTACGACCCCTATTCCAACAGCGTGCTGCGGCTGCGCATCCACGCGGCCATAGACGTGTTCTCGGGGGCGGTGGCAGGGTTTACCTTCTCGCGCGATGAGGACCAGGCCGCCACCGACCGGATGCTGATGCTGGCCCTGCTGGAAAAGCCCCAGCCCTGGGACCAGCACTGGCCGGTCTGGGGCCGCCCCGACCAGATCTACTGGGACAACGGCAAGGTGTACCGCTCGGAGAAAAGCGAGCGCATTCTGTCCGACCTCGAGATCGAGTCTGTTCACTCCCGCCCCTATGTCTCGCACAGCCGGGGCAACATCGAGCGTTTCTTTGGCCTGTTCCACCAGCAGTTCGAGGCCGGCCTGAGCGGCTATGCCGGCTCGGACGTACACGAGCGCGACCACCAGCAGATTGCCCGCTACCTGCACAACACCCGGCGCTGGATGGCCCAGTGCGGCCCCGACCCCTACCCCGAGCGCCTTCTCACCGAGGAAGAGTTCAAATATCAGGCCCTGCTCTGGCTGACCCGCGACTACCACAAGTCGCTGATTCGGGGCAGCAAAACCCGCGAGGAGTGGTTTGTCCAGACCGCCCCCGCCGCCAGCCGGGCCCAGTATCACTTTGGCGACCTGATGCTGCTGTTTGCCCGCCAGGAGAAGCGCCGGGTGCGCGGCAACGGCACCATCACCCTGCGCGGCCGCCCCTGGGGTCTGGCCGATGGCAGCCTGGTCCGCTACCAGGGCATGGAGGTGGTGGTGCTGATCAACGAGATACTGCCCGCCGCCGAGCTGTCGGTGGCCCTGCCGCGCCGCGACGGCACCCTGGAAATTCTGGGCCCCCTCCAGAGCCAGAACTGGAACGCCCTGGGCGATGAGGCCCGCGAGCACCGCCGCAAACTGCGACAGCACATCCGCGACATCCACACCGCTGCCGACGAGATAAGGGCCCAGTTTATGAACCCGACCTACCGGCACGACCAGGCCCTGGAGCGCGCGGCCCCCGAGCTGCCCAAACCCGAGATCCAACCCCTGCAAATTTCCGGCCCCCAGGTGGCGCTGGCTACCCATAGCGCCGCTCAGCGCGAGGCCGAAGAAGCCGTGGCCGATTTTCTGGCCCAGGGCTTCACCCTGGACGACGAGCTGGACCTGTCGCCCAGGCCCGACACCGGCTCCAACGGGGCTTAGGGCTACCACCCACCCCGTCGAAGCAAATGGAACCAAAGGAGAGAGTATGGCTCAGACACAAGACTACATCAACCCGGCAGACGTAGACAAGATCGTGGAAGACTGGCTGGCCAGCGAGTACGGCGACGTGCTGGACGACGAGGTGGACTTTGTGCAGACCCGCGCCACCCGCATTATTGCCGCCCGGCTGCGCGACGCGGTGGAAGACCAGTTCCCCTTCGCGCTGGTGACCGGCCCGGCGGGCTGCTCCAAAACCGTAACCGCCAAGCACTTTCTGCGCTACGTGCGGGAGCAGTGGCCCGACCTGAACACCGCCTGGATCCACGCCCAGCCCAGCTACGAGCCCGGCGCCCTGCTGGAAGACCTGGCCCTGAACCTCTACATCACCCGCACCCGCCGCTTTCGCGACCTGCTGGGCACGGTACACACCCAGCTGGGGGCCAAGCGCATGGTGGCGGTGGTGGACGAGGCCCAGCGCATGCCACGCGACAGCTACGAGGTGCTCAAATATCTGGCCGACGAGACCAGCAGCACTTTCATTCTGATCGCCACCGAAGACTTTGCCCCCCAGATTCGCCGCTGGCGCGACATCGAGAGCCGCATCGGGGTAATTGCCGAAGCCGAGCCGGTAGAGGCCGACGAGCTGGCCCAGATGCCCCTGCTGGCGGGCCTGCCCCGGGCCAGCCTGCAAAAAATCCACGACCTGACCGGCGGGGTGATGCGCGACGTGCTGCGCCTGATGAAGCAGATTGACCGGGCTATCGGCAAGAACGCCGACAAGGGACTAAACCGCGCCAACTTTGCCCCCAAGAACGTGACGGCGGTGGCCAAAAAACTCAACCTGGCCGGAGGAGGACAGCCATGACCGAAGACGACCTGGACAAAGCCCGCGCCCTGGCCAAAGAACTGCGGCTGGAGGGGTTCACCACCGCCTGGGTCCACGTGGAGGGCGGCTACCTGGTGTGCGTGACCGACCAGTGGACGGGCCACACCCACAAGACCCCCACGGCGGCCCCCAGCCCGCTGGCGGCCCTGGCCGCCCTGGCCGACTGCATCCAGACCGTGCAGCGCTGGAAAGAAGGAGGCCGGCTGTGAAGCACCGCGTGAAAGACCTGCTGCGGGACGTGACTACCGGCGCGTTTATGGTGGCCATCATCCACGCCATTGTCTGGTGGGGGGGTCGGTAGCCATGCCCGAACTGACCCCGGTGGGCATTCTGAGCCTGGTTGCGCTGGCCTTTGGCCTGCTGGCCGGGGGCCAGGTGGTGGGGGGCGGCTTTGCCCTCAGCGCCGAGTTTGTGGCCCAGCGCAGCCCGGCTCTCTACCTCACCCCCATCACCATTATTCGCATCTCCGACGGCCCCCTGCACCAGCGATGGTGGGGTTACGGCGTAACCCTGGGCGGAACGGTGGTCTACTTTGACCCCCACCACCCCTGGCTGACCGACCAGCAGGAGCAGGAACTCCGAACGGCTATGGAGCTATACGAGCTGGGCCATGTGGAGGGCTGGAACCACTACGGCCTGACCTACCTGCTCAAGGTTTTCGCGGAGCCCTGCCGCTACGACCCCAGAGCCCCCTGGGCCGGGCACTGCGACCGCCAACGCCCGCCCCTGTTGCTAGCGCCACACACCGGGGCGCTCCGGTGGGTGCTGCCATGAAAAAACGCCGCGAGATCGAGGTGGCGGGCGAGCGCATCCCCCGGCTGGACGACGTGGCCACCCTGCTCTACATGGCCACCCCGGAGGGCGACTGGCCCCAGCGCCCCATCAACTACATCCGGGGCGACATCACCTGGCTGCAGGAAGGCGCAGTGCTCACCCTGCGCAACCTGGACCCCAGCGGTCAGATGGGCGCCACCCAGACCGTGCAGGTGATCGCCACCCAGACCGAGATCCAGCTACACGCCGGCAAGTACGGCCAGGTGCTGCGGCGGGTGCTGCTTGCGACTCGCCCGAGCGAGGCCGAGATTTCCCAGACCTGGAGGAGCCAACCATGACCCACGACTTCGCTGAACAACGCCGCACCAGGCTGCTTTCGATACCTGCCGAGATTACCCGCATCAACCGGCAGCTGGTGGCCATGCGGGCCGAGCGCGACAAGGTGAAAAAAGATCTGGAGCGCCGCGAGGTGTATGTGCGGCAGGGGGCGCGGCTGCGCGAGAGCTACAAGACCCTTAAATCCGAGGCCGAGCGCTCGGACTACCTGAAGGTGCAGGTGCTGGAAGACCTGGACTACGAGGGCCTGGCCGAGCGGGCCGAGCAGATTGCGGTGCAGATTGACAAGCTGACCTTTGAAAAGGACGGCCTGGAACACGAGCGCAAAGCGCTGTACGCCGCCCTGCTGGCCTACGCCGCCGAAATTTTCGAGAAAAAGCTGGACGAAAAGACCATCGCCGACATGGCCGGCCGGGGGAGGGTGCTGTCGTGATCGGGGAGCACCACCACACCCTGGACGAAAAGGGCCGCCTGATGCTGCCCGCCGAGTTCCGCCCCGCCCTGGCCGGCGGCCTGGTGGTAACGCGGGGCCTGGAGGGCTGCCTGTACGTCTTTCCGCTGGCCACCTGGCGGCGGCTGGAAGCCGCCCTGACCGAGCTGCCCGCCAACAACCCCAGGGCGGTTGCCCTGGCCCGGTTCTTTATCGGGGCGGCCCTGCAAACCCGGCCCGACCGGGCGGGGCGCATCGCCCTGACGCCCCAGCTGCTCGACTATGCCGAGCTCGAGCACCAGGTGGTGGTGCTGGGCCTCAAAACCCGGCTGGAGCTCTGGAACCCCGAACGCTGGGACACCGAGCTAACCCGCCTGTCCAGCGCCCAGTACGCCGTACCCGAGCCGGTACGGGCCCTGCTGCGATGAGACCCTTCCCTTCATACCGCGACCCCGACCTGCGCCCGCTCTGGGGCGAGGCAGAGCCCAAGCGCAGCCGGGGCCGCAGCGACAAAAAGCAACCCTCGTCAATAGGTCGAAGGTCGAAAGCCTAGGGCCGAAAGACCAAGGAGAGAACCATGAAACTGCCCAACAAGCCCCAGCAGACCCAGCCCCAGCAGAACCAGCACCTCCCGAACGAGGCGTATCAGGCCAGCCAGGACGCTATCGAGGCCCTGGTCGCCAAGGCGCAGATTGAGCCCGAGAAGCTCCTGTACTACTACCTGCACGACATCGCCAGCGACCTCATCTACGCGGCGCGGCAGTTGTCCGAGACCAACGAGGTCGAGCCCTCGCAGCTCAAATTTGCAGCGAGGCGCATTATGGCCGCGCACCTGGTTGCACTGGACCTGTTTGGCGTGCTTGGCCGCCAGGCATCGGACGAGCAGGTGCAGGACACACTTCGCAATCCGCACCGGATGAAGGGGGTGGAGCTGCCGTGACTGGTCTGGACCGCATCTACGAGCGCAAGCTGAGCCCCAGCCAGGCCCGCCGCTACGGGCGGGTCTGCAAGCAGAACGGCAACCGCTATGGCGCTCAGCTTTACGCCGACGTGGCCGAGGCCCTGGAGGCCGCCGAGCGCATCCGCTCGATTATGCGGCTGCAGGGCTACATCTGCCCGACGTGCGGCAACACCGGGAGGCTGGATGACATCCTGTGTTTTCACTGCGCCGCCTGAGGAGGTAGACCATGCCTAGCGCCCGTGCCCTGGCCGCACAACGCGCTGGTGAACGCAAGCAGGACCGCAGCAGCAACCTGGCCGAGGCCCTCCGGGTGCTGCACGGCCACCAGGGCCAGATTGTGGAACTTTCCTGCGCCGACCTGGTCATCCGGGTGCGCTACGACGGACCCGAAACCAGCGAGGCGGGCGCGGCTGGCGTTGGGCCGCGCTACAGCATCTACCTTTACGCGCTATCCGAGTGGATGCCCATCTCTGGACGCACCCTGCGCGACTACCTGGCCATGTACGGGCCCTATACCTGGGAGGTGCGGGATGAGCGACCCTAGGCTTGACCTGGCCCGCGCGGTCTACCAGGCCTTGTGGGAGGCTGGGCCGGCGGGCCTGGACCGCGACGCCCTGGCCCATGCAATTGGAGCGGGTGACCGCGAGATGCGGGAGGCGGTGGAGCTGTGCGCCCGGCTCTCGGCCCGGCCTAGCAAGCCGGGGGTGCCTCCCGAGGTCGTGGGCTTTGACCCCATGACGCGGCGGTATCACATCGCCAACTCCGCCGACCAGGCCGACCGCATCATGGCCTACGCGCTGAGCTACATAAAAAGCGGCCTGGAGCGCTGCCTGGCCTACCGTGAGGCCAGGACGCTCAGGTGGGGCGAGATTGAGCAACCAGCGGCTATCCAGCAGGCGCTCTTTGAAGCTGAAACGGCTCTCAGGAGGTGGTGAGATGCGAGGGGACGGGTTCTTGGTCGTGCCCTGGGTCATGGTGGCTGCTGCGGTGGTGGGTCTGCTGATCGGATTTTACGAGGCCGAGAAGAAGCTGGAGGTCGAGCGGCTGCAAGCCCAGGCCGCGCTGGCCGCAGCCAGTCGGCAGATAATCCAGCTAGACCTGACCCCGGCGGCTATGGATGCGTGTAAGCGGCTTTTTGTGCGCCATACCCAGGGTGGCGCGGTTAGCGACTATCGCTGCATACTGGAGGGCAACTCCATCACAATCTACGGCCCCAACTGGCGCAAGGCCCAGGGCGACGATGCTCCGATTGAAGACCTGGGGCGGGAGGTGCTGAAGTGAACAAAACCAAACGAGATCTACTTTTTGCAGCGCTTCGAGTAGCACGAGAGGCGCCTAAATCGAAAGGCCACTACGTTGCGACCGCGCAAATACAGTGGCAGATCGTTGAAACCATCCGTAGAGCTTTAGGCGCGCTGGGCATCAACTACGAGCACTGGGACACCGCGTCGGAGTACCACAAGCTACTCGAGGCCTTCGATCTGGCCACGTTAGATGCCGGTACCCGGCTGGAGGAACTAAATGTTGGTACCTGGACCTGGACGGAGGAACTGTGAACGAACGCCCCGAACACCGCGCAACCTGGCAGGCCGAACACGTGGTTCGGACGCTCTGGATGGCGGGCCGGGGGCTCAAGTCCTGGCAGAGGGTACTGGGCGGCCACAACCCCCACCGGGCCAGCTATCTGGCGGTCTTCGTGCCCGAGCTGCCGGACGCCCGGATCGGGGCGCACGAGCTGCGGCTGTGGAGGCGCGACCTGGAGTCGTTCCTGGCCGAGCTCTCGCCCGCCGAACGCGAGGCCCTGAACGCACACCTGAACACCGCGCGCTGGAACATGTTGTTCCGTTGGCGGCCTGTACGCGGACGGTTCGAACGCGCGAACGTGCCCGAACAGGTGTGCGAGCTGGCGCACCGGCTGCGCCGGGTCTGCAAGGAGGTGCGGAATGTATCAGAGGCCATTTGAATCCGCCGTACACGCCGAGGCCCGCTGCATACCGGCCTACCGGGGCCTGACCCAGCGGGGCTATCCGATGACCGCCGACGGCCACTTCCTGGATAACTGGTTCCGCTACAACGGGGCCTGGGTCTGGTGGAAGCGGGTGGGCGACCGGGCGCTGTTTATGATCCAGCCGCTGGGCGATTCGCGCTAAATGTCACCAACCTCTAGCCTATAGCCAATAGCCGATAGCCCATAGCTGAAAGCTGAAGGCCGAAAGCTTGAAGCCTAAAGTTGAACAAAAACCCACAAAAAAGCGCTATACTGAAGCTAACCTAGCCCTCACCTTCCGGTGGGGGCTTTGCTATGGGGCGGAATGAATGAACTGGAACGCTCACTACTGGAGGACATGCTGGATGAACTGGCGGCGCAGGCAACACCGGAACGCAAGGAGCATATCCGCAAGATGCGCGAGACGATGCTGGCCATAAAACTGCTGGAGCGGATCCCCGATCGGCGGCCACCCTGGTGGCAACAGGGGGATTTGTGGCGGGTCGCACTGGTGTTTATGGTGCTGATTGCTGCGTTGCTGGGGGTCAAACTGCCTGGGGGCCTGAATCCGTGAGGACATATGTCGAGACTGGGAAGCCAACAACGAATTAAGATTCTGCGGGGGGAGGTGCTCTACGCGCTCTTCCTGTTTGCCGCCGGGCTGGATGACAAGCCGCTCTATCCCGATGCCCCCTGGCGCCTGCCCGAGCGGGCGCTCAAACTAACGCTGGAGGGGCTGCACCAGCTTCCCAGCAACGACGAGCTCGAGTCCATCCTGCGCTACCTGAGTGCCCCTGGTAAGGAGTATTTGCAGGTGGCCTGGCGCAACGATGGCCGGGGCGGCTTCGAGTACGCCGAGATCACCGCCAGAGGCATTGACCTCTGCAACGGTGACATCTCCGACCCCGGCGTGGCTTTCCCCCGGAGGGGCCGGTGAACGACGAGCTGCGCCAGATGCGGGAGGAGATTACCGCCCTGCGGCTGGCGGCCCAGGGCAGCCAGCGCAACATCCTGGCCCGGCTGGATGGCCTGGAAAAACTGCTGATACAGCGCACTGCCCGCCAACCTGGCTGGCGGTTTTACCTGCTATTGCTGGCCGCAGCCCTGGTGGGCTGGGTTCTGCCCCGCTAGGAGGGTGAGTGGCCATTTATGTGCAGTCCACGCGGTGCAAGGTCTGCCAGTCGCCATTGCGCGACCAGCTAGACCAGATGCTCCTGGGCGAGACCCGAAAGCCGGACGGCTCGGTCTGGCGGGTGGAGGACATCGTAATCTGGACTGCCCAGCAGGGCGAACAGATCAGCACCGGCGGGCTCTCGCGCCACCGCACCAACCACCTGCTGCCCGCGCTGGGGGCCGCACTGGAGGCCCAGCAGGTGATGGAGGCCATCAGCAAATCCACCGGCAAGCAGATGTCCTTGCAGGTAGCCTTTACCAACGTGCTGATTCACAAGCTGCTACGATTCCTGGAGCAGTTTGACCCCGCCGAAATTGAGCCCAAGGCGGTGGGCGGAATGCTACTGACCGGGGTGCGGGCGGTACAGGCCAGCCTGGCCCTGGAAAAGGCCGAGCGGGTGTTCTCCAAAGACCAGGCCGCCGCAGCCGCCGACAAGGTGGTGGGCAAATTGGCCACTCGCAACCTGGACCCCGAGACCTTAGAGACCATCCGGCAGGAAATTTACGGACTGAGCAAATAATATGCTGCTGCCCTATCAAAAACGCTGGGTGGAAGACCGGAGCCGCTTCAAAATCTGGCTGGCGGCGCGGCAGATCGGCAAGTCGTTTGCCGCGACCCTGGAGACCGTGGACGACAGCGTGCAGCGCAAAACCCTGTGGATTCACCTGGCCAGCGGCCAGCGGCAGACCCTGGAGCTGGCCGAGAAGGTCAAGCTACACCTGGACGCCTACCAGATCGCGGCCAAAGCCCTGGAAGACACCTTTTTCGACGGTGAGCAGCGGGTGACCCAGTTCGAGTACCGGCTGCCCAACGGCTCGCGCCACCTGTTCTTGCCCGCCAACCCGGCCACCGCGCGCGGCTACAGCGGCAACCTGAACCTGGACGAGTTTGCCTTCCACAAAGACCCGGCGGGCATCTGGCGGGCGGTTTTCCCCATCATCACCCGCAACCCCAGCTACAAGGTGCGCATCACCAGCACCCCCAACGGCCAGCTCAACCAGTTTGCCGAGCTGTGGCACAAGGCCGAGGGCTGGAGCCGACACAAAACCAGCATTTACGATGCGGTGGCCGATGGGCTGGCAGTGGACCCCGAGGAGCTGCGCATCGCCCTGAACGACCCCCTGGCCTGGCAGCAGGAGTATCTGCTGGAGTTTTTAGACGAGTCCAGCGCCTTTATCCCCTACGACCTGATTCTGGCCGCCGAGTCCCCGGACACGCTGTCGGACGAGTGGATCGCCGAAAATGCCTACCTGGGCATGGATATCGCCCGGCGGCGCGACCTGACCGTAATCTGGATTGATGAGGTGGTGGGCGATGTGGCCTGGTGCCGCAAAATTGTCGAGCTGCACAACACCCCCTTTCACGCCCAGCTCGAGGCCCTCTTGGCCCTGATTCCGCGCGTGCGCCGGGCCTGCATTGACAGCACCGGCATGGGCGAGATGCTGGCCGAGGAGGCCCGCCGCCGGTTTGGCTGGAAGGTGGAGCCGGTGCAGTTCAACCTACAGACCAAGGCCGACCTGGCCCAGAACCTGCGCCTGGGCTTCGAGGACCGCAAGGAGCGCATCCCCCGGGGCGACCAGACCCTGCGCCAGAGCCTGCACTCCATCAAGCGCATCCTGACCAGCGCGGGCAATGTGCGCTACGACGCCGAGCGCAACGAGGCTGGTCACGCCGATCATTTCTGGGCCAAGGCCCTGGCCAAACACGCCCGGGGCCGGGTCCGGGGCCCCATCGAGTACCACACCGTCCAGCGCAGCCGGTTTGCCGGTCGGGAAGAGAGGCTTCAGGGCACCTTTTAGCCCGCCTGGCCGCGCCAGGGCAAAATCTAGCCGGGTGTTGGCTGTGGTCTGGGTTTTTCCCCCTCGGTTCAATCCTAGAAAGGCCGTAAAAACGGTTTTAGGCGGTTTGGCTTGGTGACATTTAGCGCAGAGCGGTTTCCTAATTGCCGCTAACGGGTTCTGGCCTCGAGGATAGTCACGACGTTGTTTGTGGGATTGAACTCACACAGATAGTCTGTCCGGACCATCGCCCCAAAGGCGTTTTGCGCGTCTACCCACGAGCGCACCCGATACGTCCCCTGGTACTTCCAGACCTTGCCTGGGTCATCTAACCAGCCGGGGAACTTTGCGGTAGAGGGCGCCCGTAGATTGTCGCGCATTAAGTTCCGGCAGGCAACAATCACATCAGCGTCTCTAACTATTGGGGCGGCGGGCTGGGCTGGGGCTGGTGGCGGGGTGGGCTTTGGCGGCGTACCGACGCTGGCGGCCTCGGGTCGGGCATTCTCCTCCCGAAGCTGAGCCTGCCAGGCGGGGGAGAAGTAGGGTGCAGCCATCAACATAATGAGAGAGGGGATTATCCAACGGGCCTTGTGGCCCCTTTTTCTGAAGACTCCCCACCAAAATCCGATAAATCCAGCAAGCAACAATACTACTGTTAACCCAGTGGGCTCGGCGTCCATGCCCCATACTAACAAGACGGCGCACCTCAGATGCGGCATCTGGCCTAAAGCCGGCAGACTCAACCAGGTGTAAAAAGGTAGTTACGCACAATCCTGAGTAGTTCGCTCAGCAGTGCCCACCAAAACTCTGTATACTTCTAATAACCTAGCCCCTGCTCGCCGCGAGCAGGGGCTTCTGCTTGGAGGCCCATGCCCATCCTGGATCAGTACGGCAACCCCATAACCGGCAGACCCCCCACCAGCCAACAGCCCAGCCCGGTGGTGGGCCTGGAGCAGCGCTACCAGAGCTACCCCAGTCGGGGCCTGACCCCGGAGAAGCTGAGCCGCATCATCTACGAGGCCGACGAGGGCTTTCTGGAGCAACAGGCCGAGCTATTCAGCGAGATGGAGGAGCGCGACGGCAAGCTGGCCCAGGTGATGCAGGACCGCAAGCTCTCGGCCGTTGGCATCGAATGGCGCATCGAGCCCGCCGATAATAGCGCCCAGGCCGGGCGCCTGGCCGAGGCTTTCCGGGAGTGGTGGGAGAACTCGAGCCGGGTGGGCTGGATGCTGGACCTGCAGGACGCCCTGGGCCAGGGCGTCAGCCAGGTCGGGGTGGCCTGGCAGCGCCAGGGCGGCCTGTGGTTCCCCGGCCAGATGGAGCACATCGAGGCCCGCTTCCTGGTCTGGGACTTCGAGCTAAAGCGCTTCAAAATTCGCTCCCAGGAGCACCCCCAGGGCTACCTGCCGCCCTACGGCCAGGTGGTGGAGCACCGCTACAAGGCCCGTGCCGGCAGCCCAACCCGGGCCGGCCTGATGCGCACCAATGCCTGGTGGTATCTGTTCAAGCACTATGCCGTCAAAGACTGGGTGGTCTACGCCGAGGTTTTCGGCCAGCCCTACCGGCTGGGCAAGTACGACCCCGCCACCGGCAAGGATGAGCTGGCGGCGCTGGAGCGGGCGGTGCGGGCGCTGGGCACCGACGCGGCGGGCATCATCAGCAAGGATACCGAGATCGAAATTATCGAGGTATCCCGCGCTACCGGCGGCCCCGACGTCTACCGGGGCATCTACGAGCTGGCCAACCGCGAGATGACCCTGGCTACCCTGGGCCAGACCCTCACCAGCGGCGAGGGCGAGCACGGCACCCAGGCCCTGGGGCGCGAGCACCGCCGCACCCGCACCGATCTGCTGGAGGTGGACGTGCAGGCCCTGGCCGGCACCATCCGGCGCGACCTGGCACGCCCCTTTACCGCCTTCAACGCCGGGCCGGAGAACCTGCGGCTGGCCCCAAAGGTCATCGGGATCATCGAAGAAGGTGAGGACCTGGCCGAAAAAGCCAAAACCCTGGACATCCTGCAGCAGATGGGCTACCCCATTTCGCAGCGCTGGGTGGCCGAGAAATTCGGGGTGCCTGAGCCTGCCCCGGATGAGCCGGTGCTGGCGCGGCTGGGGGCGGCGCTGCAGGCGCCCCTGCGAGCTGCCCAGGAGGCCCGCACCCCGCTGGCGGCCCTGGAGCGCGAGCTGAGACCGGGCATGATGAGCGGCCAGCAGTTCATCTTCGAGCTGGTGGGGGCCAGCACCGAAGAGGCCGCCCAGGCCATCGCCCCCGCCCTGGAACGCCTGGTGCGCGAGATCCAGGCCGCGCCCAGCCCGGAGCGGCTGCGTCAGCGCCTGATTGAGCTATTCCCCGAATTAGACATCCGCTCTATGCGCAGGCTGGTCGAGGCGGCCTGGCTGCTGGGCGAGATGGCTGGGATGCTGGCCCAGCGGGAGGATTTGTGAGCGCCGATACACTATAGCCGATAGCATTTGACCTTCGACCTTCGACCATCTACCTGCGACTTGCGACCCTTCTTATGCCCTGGCCCCCAGACGCCAACCCGGTTGACCCCCAGGCCGCCATCGAGTGGTTCCGCGCCCGGCTTCCACTCACCGACCAGGAGTACTTCAACCTGGCCGACCAGGCCCGACAGCGGGCCTTTTTTGTGACTGGGCTGGCGCAGCTGGACATGGTGCAGGAGGTGGTGGACGCGCTGGACGCTGGGTTGGCCGAGGGCGAGACCTTCGAGCAGTTCCAGAGCCGGCTATCCCTGCGGGTGCAAAAGGCCTGGGGCGGCCAGAGCCCCCATCGGCTGAAAACTATTTTTGACACCAACATCCAGATGGCCTACGGCGCGGGGCGCTATAAGGCCGCCGACGAGCTGCGGGCCGAGCGCCCCTACTGGGGCCTGGCGGTGGTGCTGGATGGCCGCACCTCGCGCATCTGCCTGAACCTGGCGGGGGTGGTGCGGCCGGCGGACGATACCTTCTGGCACACACACACCCCGCCACTCCACTTCAGATGCCGGACCGCACTGGTGACATTTAGCGCAGAGCAGGCCGAGGGCCGGGTGACCCGGATGGTGCCCTTTCAGCCTCCGATGGAGGGCTTTGGCAGCCCGCCGGGCCGCCGGGCCTGGAGCCCCGACCCCGCCGACTACCACCCCGAGCTCTGGGCGGCCTATAACCGGCTGCGCGCCGACGATAGCCCGGCAGTAGAGCACGAGCGGGCCAGGCCCGGAGTGCATTATCAACGGGCTGTAACCCATCTGTCAGCAACCGATCGCGAGACCGTACTCAGAGCGCTTGACAAGGCTAAAGTGCTGGGCTTTCTCGAGCGCAGATCTCTTGGCGACATCAGAATATTAGAGCGCCTGACCGATCCCCTGGACGGAGGGCTGGTTGGCGGTGATTACGACCCGCGCACTCGAAGCATACGCATCTCGGCGGAGCGGCCCCGGCTGAAACGTACTTTCCGGTCTGGCGACTGGGGCGCCGTCGAGCGGGTCTCGGATGTGGCCCCCAACCCAGTGCAATCTATGCAAAAATCACTGGCTCACGAGCTAACTCACGACCTCATCTGGGCGTGGGCAGAGGCCCTCGGCAGCTTTCCAGCGGTGGAGCAGGTTGTGCGCCCCGTATTTAACCGGGCCAACCCGGTGTCTGCCCGGGCGGGCTTTAGCTGGCGCGAGTATCTTTGCGAGACCAATGTCGCCTATATCTACCACCAGGAGCTTTTGCGCCGGCACGACCCAGCGGGCCGTGCTATAATTGGGCAGATGCGCGAGAGGCTGGGGATTCCGCTATGACCACGACGACCCGAAAAACCCCCCGTGAGTTCGGCCAGGAGGTCGAACATCTGCGCGAGTCTGGCCGCTGGTCGCCACAGGAGTACCGCCGCCTGCGTGCCGAGGCGGTTGAGCTTTTTGGCCGCAACTCTGGTATTCTGGACGCTCTGGCCGCCGAGACAGACCCCGAATGGCGCGACCAGGTGATTGCCCCCTTCCCAAACCCCCAGTAAACCGCTAAACTGAATCTAACCTAACCAGCCCTGAACCCAGGGCTGGTTTTTTTGTTGCTTACAGGAGCGCCATGCAGCCCGAACCCCGCCAGAACCGCAACCCCGACACACTGCACCCGAATTTCCGCCCCGCCTTCGAGCGCTGGCGCGAGGCCGCCAACGCCTGGCTGGCCACAACCTACGGCCAGGGCCAGGCCAGCGTGCTAATCGTAGAAACCTTTCGCACCGCCGAGCGGCAGGAGTGGTTGTGGAAAATCGGCCGGGTGCGTGGCTACGGGGTTTTTGGGCGGCCCGTGACCTGGACCACCGACAGCGCCCACGAAATTGGCCACGCGGTGGACGTGGTGCCGCAATTGCGCCAGGGCCAGCGTTGGGTGGCGCGCTGGGACCTGCTGGCCGAACTCTATAAAGCCGTGCCACCAGGGCAATACGGCCTCGAGACCATCCCCGGCGAGCTGCCGCACCTGCAGACGCGCGGGCTGCTGCGGGAGGGCGTGGTGCCGTTTGCCCGGCGCATGGGTCTGAGGTTCAACCAGGTGGTGCGTTCCACCTGGCCACAACAACAGGAGGTAGCATGAGCGATACCCTCGAACGCACCACCCAGCTCCTGGGCCAGCGCCTGGCCCAGGAGATCGTCAACAACGCCTACGCCCAGGCCAGTCTGGAAGCCGCCCAGGAGCGCGAGAAGGCCCTGGAACAGCGGGTAAAAGACCTTGACCAGCCGGAGGTAACCGGGGCGTGAGCCAGATGCGGCTGCAAGTGCTGGTAGACCTGGTGGATCGCATCACCGGGCCTGCCGGGGCTATTCAGCGCTCGCTGCACGGCATTGAGCGGGCCGCCCACCAGGCCGACCTGGCAATGAACCGCCTGCAGACCGGGGCGGTTATCGCCGCTGCCGGAATAGCCGCTGCCGCGCCGCTGGTTCTGGCCACCAACGCCGCCATAGGATTCGAGACCGCGATGGCCGATGTGCGCAAGGTGGTGGACTTTACCCCCGAGTACCCGCCCGAGCGGCTGACGGCCCAGCTGGTCAACCTGTCGCGAGAAATTCCCATCAGTGCCGCCGGTTTAACTAACATCACCGCCGCCGCCGGTCAGGCCGGGGTGGAGATCTCTAACCTGACCCGGTTTACCGAGCAGGCGGCTAGGGTCAGCACGGCCTTTGATATGACCACCCAGCAGTCCGGCGATGTCCTGGCCCGGCTGAGCACCGTTTACGAGCAGAACCTCGATTACGTATTTCAGTTGTCCGACGCGGTTAACCACCTGTCTAACCGGATGGCCAGCACTGCGCCGGACATTCTGGAGGTGCTGTCCCGAGTCGGGTCCTTGGGTAGACAGGCGGGAATGAGCGGTGAGCAGGTAGCCGCCCTGGGCAGCGCCATGCTCTCCACCGGCGCCGCACCCCAGATCGTCAGCACCAGCCTGAACGCGATGATCCGCATCCTCAGCACGGCCACACTGGGGGAAAAGCGGTTTCAACAAGGCCTCGAGGAGCTAGGCTTCACCGCCGAGGGTCTCGAACAGTCCATGCAGCGCAACGCGGTTGGTACCATCATGAATGTGCTCCAGGCCGCCAACCAGGCCCAGAGCCCGGTGCGGGCGCTCTCGCAGCTTTTCGGCGCCGAGTATGGCCCCAGTGTATCCCGGCTGGCGGGCAATCTCGGTCTGGTGCGTCAGGCCCTGGGTTATGTCTCCGACACCACCCAGTTTGCCGGATCGGTACAGCAGGAGTTCATCACCCGTAGCGCCACCACCGCCAATCAGATGCAGCTATTGCGCAACGACCTCGCAGCCATCGGCATCACCATCGGCAACTACTTCCTGCCGCCCCTGCGGGCGGTGGTGGGCTGGCTGCGCAGCGGCGCCGACGCGGTGCTGAACCTGGCCCAGCAGTACCCCGGCCTCACCCAGGGCATCGGCTTTGCCGTGGCCGCCCTGAGCCTGCTGGTCATCGGCGCGGGCGGTCTGGTGATGGCCCTGGGTGCCCTGGGCTTTGCCACCAGCTACGCTTCCATCGGGGTGCTGACCCTGCGCCAGACTTTTGAGGTCGCCCTGCTGCGGGCCTGGGATCTGGCGGGGGCATTAGACCGCCTGATTGCCCGCTTCTGGGCCCTGGGTGGCCCCCTTGGGGCGGCCAGAGCGGGGGTGCTGGCCCTGGCGGGGGCCTTCCGCGTCCTGACCCTGGCCATGCTGAAAAACCCGGTGGTGCTGATTGCGACGGCAGTAATAGCCCTGGGCGCGGCCTTCGTCTGGGCCTGGAACCGCGTGGCCCAGTTCCGCGACCAGGTGTGGCAGGCACTCTTCCCCTTGATACTGGGCTGGAACAATTTCCGCGCCGCCATCGCCGGCCTGGCGGCCCAGTTCGGGCCAGTGGGCGAGTTTATCGCCGCCGGCCTGGGCCGGGCCCAGCTTGCCCTGGGCGATCTGGCCTATGTCTACGGGTTTGTGCTGGGCTTCCTCTTCACCTTTACCATCGGGGTCTTCGCCCGCATCGGGGCGGCCATCCTGCAGAGCCTGATCGGCTGGGTGACTATCGTGCGCGGCCTGCTGGAGGTGATTGTGGGCCTCTTCACCGGCAACTTCGACCGGGCCCGGGCCGGGGTAAGCGTGATTATGGAGGGCGTGCTGCAGGTCATCACCGCGCCCCTGCGGGTGCTGGGCCAGGATGCGGTGGACTGGGGCCGGAACATCATGATCGGCCTGGCCACCGGCATTGCTGACGGCCTGGCCTGGGTGCGAGCCAAAATAACCGAGGGGGCCGAAGCCATCAAGGGCTGGTTTAGCAACCTGATGAAATTCGGCAGCCCCAGCCGGGTCTTTGCCGGTTATGGCCTGATGCTTTCGCTGGGCCTGGCCCAGGGCATTGAGTCGGGTCTGCCCCATGTGGCCGACGCAGTAGCGGCAATGGCGATAGAGCCCCAGATGCAGATCGCCCAGCCCCTGGCCGTGCCCGCCCCGCCGCAGGCCCAGCGCGCCGCCCGGCAGGCCCCCCAGGTGCATATCACCATCGAAAATATCCATATTGGTGCCGGCCAGTCGCCCCAGCAGGTGGTGGAGGGCCTGCAGTCGGCGCTGCGCGAGGCGGTGCTGCTGGCCTTTGAAGAAGCGGCCGTCGAGGAGGGTTATGGCCCGAATTCCTGACCCCTGGCGGAACCCCGAGATCTGGGAGACCCTGGTATTGCTGGGGCCGCAGGGCCGGGTCACCATCCCCAACGTTACGGTCAATGTGCGCGGTGGGGGGCTGGAGGAAGACCATGCCCCTAACCCAGGCAACGACGGCGGCGAGCGCACCATTCTGGGCTACCGCGACGCCGAGGTCGAGGTGGAGGCCGTGGCCGATACCCAGGCCGAGCTCGACAATTTGCGGGCCGTCCTGGAGCTCTACCGCAACCGCCGGGGCCAGCCGCCCAGCGTGCTCCAGGCTGCACACCCCAACCTGCAGCTACATGGCGTGCGCCACGTCTATCTCTTCGAGGTGGAAAGTCCCGACTTTAGCCGCGATACCGGTTTTGTGCTGCGCTTCAAGCTGCGCGAGTGGCAGGCCAGCGAGCGGCGCAATACCGAAAAGACCAGCAAGGTGGGCGACCCGCCCCCCGGCGGCGCGGGCACGGCAGCCCCCGGCGGCAACCAGACCAGCGCCCAGAAAGCCGACCAGAACCGGCCCAGCGTAGCGGGGCTGGGCAGGGTCGAGCAGGGCATAACCGACGGTTCGGCTGCTGCCAATAGACGGCTGGGAAGGTGAGACAATGGCCCTGCTGCTCGCCAACACCGCTCCAGTCTCCGAGGGCCGCATCACCCTGCCCCGCACCGGCCGCCTGACGGCCAGCCTGCGCCTGGCGGTTACCAGCGCCCCAGTCAGCCGGGGCGAGGCTGTCACCCTGCGTTTCGAGACCGGGGAAAGCCTGGCCACCACCTGCCTGGACGTGGGCCGGGACGGGGGCTTCTGGCGGCTCTACCTGGTCGGCGGAGCGGGCGGGCTGGACCGGCTATTACGGCCCAAGTTCTACGAGGGAATTCCGGCCCGCACCGTCCTGCTCGACCTGTTGCAGGAGGTAGGCGAGACCCCCGGTGAGGTTGACGCCCCCGAGGTGCTGCTGCGCTACACCCGCTACGCTCACCCGGCCTGGGAGGAGCTAAGGCGGCTCTTGTTGCTGCTGCAGGGGCGCACCTGGCGCATACAACCAGGTGGACAGGTCTGGGTGGGCCGCGAGACCTGGCCCGCCTTTGCTCAAAAGCTGCGCGCGGTGCAGTACGACGCTGCCCAGCGCCGCTACTGGTTCACCCTGGTTCCGGCGCTGCAGCCGGGAGTGCGCCTGGAGGGCTCGGTGGGCGGCCACGAAATCCAGTTCGGGCCGGTCGAACGAGTGGTTCATCACATTGGCCGCGCCAACCGCACCGAGGTGTTCTGTGGCAACTGAGCGGCTCAAAAGGGCGTTATTGAAGCTGGTGAGCGACCAGCGGATAGACTCGCTGGCGCTCTACCCCTGCCAGGTGCTGCGCGACCACGGCGATATGCGGCTCGACCTGCAGCCCGACCGGGCCGATCTGCCGTTGCTGGTGCACATTCCCCTGCGCACCATGCTGCCGGGGGTAACGGTGCGGGTGCGGCAGGGTGCGCGGGTGCTGCTGGGCTTTGAAAATGGCGACCCCAGCCGGCCCGTGGCCACCCTGTTCGACGGCGGGGCCCTGGAAAATCTGACCATTCACGCCCAGACCTCCATCACTCTTCAGACTCCCGATCTGGACCTGGGCGACGAGGGCGGCACCGGGGTGTTGCGGCAGAATAAATCGGTCACCTGGGTCTTTGCGGCCCCGGTGGTGCCCGGTGTGCCGGTTAGCGCTGACCCGGTGGCGGGGGGCTCGAGCATCGTAAAGGCGGTGGGCTAGATGACCGATTTGGGCACCGACTACAGCCTGATTGAGCGCCGCCTCAAGACCGGCCTGGACAACCTGCGGGGGGCCATCCTGCGACAGCTACAAACCCCACGCGGGGGGCTGTTCTACGACCCCGGCTATGGCTTCGATCTGCGCGAGGCGGTAAACGCGCCCTGGAACGCTCAGACCAGATACCAGCTCGAGACTTTCGCTCAGGCCGCCGTGGAGCGCGACCCCCGGGTGCTGGAGGCCGAGGTGGAGGCCAGGCAGATTGACTTAGAGCGCATCCGGCTGACCATCCGGGGCCAGACCGCCGCCGGGCCGTTTGCGCTGGTGATTGACGCTACTGCCCTGACCGTGGAGGTGCTGCGTGCCGACGCTTGAGCAACTACTGCAACCCCGCAACCAGCAACAGGTACTGGCGCGGCTGCTGGCCATCCTGCAGACCAAGGGCTACGGACCTAACGACTGGATCGCTGGCTCGGAGCAGCGCACCCTGATCGAGCTGCACGCCGAGGGCATGGCCGAGCTAGAAGCCCTGCGGGTTGCCATCACCCGGGGCGGTTACCTGGACACCGCCGAGGGGGCTTTCCTCGACCTGCTGGGCTTCAATGCCTACAGCCTGCTGCGCAAAGAGGCCACCTTCGAGCGGCAGCGGTTTACCCTGACCTGCCTGTCTGGCTTCGGCCCCTATAACATTCAGGCTAACCAGCTCTGGGCCGGAATTGGCGACCTGCGCTTCAATAACCTGGTGGGCGGCCTGCTCAACCCCGGCAGCACGCTCTCGCTGGAGTTCCGGGCCGAATCTACCGGCACCGCCTACCGCATCGCTCTGGGCACCGGCACCACGCTATTCACGCCTCTGCCCGGAGTAACCATTACCAACGACCAGGTAATCGAGGCGGCCATCAACCGCGAAACAGACGCGCTATTCCGCGAGCGCTGCCGGCTGCGCTGGGCCGAGCTGGGCTACGGCAGCACTGCTGCCGCGTATCAATCCTGGGCGCTCTCGGCCGACCCCAGCATCACCAAGGTGCGGGTGCTGGATCAGAACCCGCGCGGGCAGGGCACGCTCGATGTGGTGCTGTGGGGCGAAGGTGGCCTGGGTGGGGCAGCGGTGGCGGCTGCCAACGCCAGCATTCAGCAGCGCAAACCGCTAACCGCCAATGTTGCGGTCTACGCGGCCTCTGCAGTCGGTATTTCGGTGACCGCCACCATCCGGGTGCGCAGCGGCTTTCTGGCGCAGGCCCAGAGCCAGGCTGCCGCCGGTCTCTCGGCTCTGCAGCTAGCCCTCCCGATTGGCGCTACAGTCTTTCGCTCAGCCATTATTGAGGCCCTCTTTGGCCCACATGTTGCCGATGTTGCCCTGTCACAGCCCGCCGCCGACCTGACCCTAACCAGTATCCAGGTCGCCCAGTTTACGTTCAGCCCGAGCTGGCTCGAGGTCTAAACATGTCCGAGATTGCTCTTTACCGCATCCGCCTGCTGGAAGACTGGCTGCGCGACCGCTCGCCGCCGTGGTTCCAGGGACCGGAAGCGGGGCCGCAGATTGAGGGGCACGGCAGGTTGTTGGACGAACATGCAGAGTGGGTGGCCACCGCTATTCGGGCCCGCCACGCCGAACTGGCCCCCGAAGACGCCCTCAACCTGCTCGGGGCCGAGCGCGGCCTGACCCGCTACCCCGGCGAGTCGCTGGAGACCTGGCGGGACCGGGTGCTGGGGGCCTGGGAATTCTGGACCTGGGCCGGCACCGAGCACGGGATGCAGACCGCCCTGGCTCAACTCGGTTACAGCTCAGCGATTGTGCCACGCTGGCTATCGGTTCCGGCCGACTGGTCGGAATTCGACGTTTTCATCTACCCGGCCCGCAGGAGCTTTGATGGGTCGCCAGCCGAGCGCCACCGCATCCTCTCTATCATTGGCCAGGTCAAGGCCGGCCACACCCGGCTGCGCCAGCTCACCTACGTCAGTTTTGGACCCCTCACCTGGGACCCCCCGGGCCTGACCTGGGACCCGCCCGGCCAGGTCTGGGGCGACGCTCCCGTTCAGCTTTTCCCGTAGGAGGAATGAATGCCAAAAACCCTCACCCCCGTCTCTGTCTTTCCGTCCAGCATACCCAACTTTCCCCTGGCCGGCGCAGGCGAGCCAGTGGCCATCGGTCCGCTGGAAAGCGCCGTGCAGGCGGTACTCAACCGCACCGAGCACCTGCACACCAGCCGACAGGTGGTCGAGACCACCGGCGTCCGGCGCATCCAGCGCGTGGTCAGTCTGACCGCGCTGCAAAACCTGGCCGGAATGGCCGACGGCGACACGGTGGACGTTGAAGGCTATGGGCGCTACCGGCTATACAACCCCTCCGGGCTTACTGCCGACGGCTTGTGGGTGCTCAACGCCGCTGGGGGCGGGCGGTGGGTGCATACCCTACGGGATATGCGGGGCGCTGGCAATGGATTGGCTACGCTGGACTCGAGCCAGCGGCTGGCGCAGGATGTGCGGGATGCAAGCATCCTGACCCAACACATTGCTAATCAGGCGGTAACTTCTGCCAAACTGGCCCCCGGCAGTGTGGTGGGTCATTTGGGCTACACCCCGCTGAATAAGGCGGGGGACACGATGATGGGGGAGCTGTCTTTGCCTAATGTAGTTACCACTGTGGGGACCAACGGATTCGGGATTCGCCATATAGAATTGCGAACTTCAAGCCTGCGCTGGGGTATGGGCCTAGGGGCGAATGAGAGTGGCAGTAATTCGGGAGCAAACTTTTTTTTATGGAGATATGATGATGCGGGCAATTTTCTAGGTGAGGCTTTCAGAGCAGAGCGTAATAGCGGGCGGGTTGTATTCAACGAAATTTCTGGCCGCTACGACCACCAAAACCGGTTTGTGGTGAGCGCATTTGCAGGGCAGGGTATAGCTGTCAGTGGCAACAGCTTTACTGTACTGGGCGGAATCTTCGTTACTGTGCCAAGCGGTAGAAGCCTTTATGTGAGGCGTGTGCGAGCACATTTTACAGGCGATTTTCGCGCCAGGGTGGCCGCAATAACGGGCAGCGTTTGGGTAGCAGGGCAAGCTGCATTAGATGCAGACATCAATCAAAACGTATTGGCGGGCCCAGCATCTCAACTTGTGTACGTTGGAGCAGACAACGTGTCAGGCTCGAGCCAGACGGTACAACAAGGTCATGGCGCGATGATTGAACTGGAAATTAGGTAGGAGGGCATATGAGGAGTCTGCTTGTCAAACTGTTGCCCCTTGCCGACAAAGGCATTTTGTCGAAGACAGAAAATTCTACGCTCATACTTAGCGGCTTCCGCGATGACGTAGACCTCGAGGCGCTACAAGCCGAACTCGAGGTTGAATGGCTCGAGCTTGCCAAGGAAGAGGCGGCCATTCAAATCAAAAACGCCCTAACCGCCGCCCAGGAATCCCGTCGCCCAGCGAATTTCTCTGATCTGACTGTCAAACTACAGCTCGGCAGAATCACCCCTGCCGAGCGTGAGCAGTTGAATGCCTACTACGACGCGCTGGATGAGCTGGAGCGGGAGGCAAAGGCGCTGCTCCAGAAGCTGGAAAAGGCCGAAAGCGTAGAAGTGGTAAATAAAATCCCTTGGCCGGAATGGGTAGGGTGGGAGGCGTTGCCGCTCCGGCTCAAGCTGGAGGTGGAGCAAACTTATCCTGAAGCTTCTAATAAATGACTTATTTATCTCATGCGTATTTCACTGGTTGCTAATCCATTCAAAGCCAAAACTGGTGACATTTAGCGTGTTTCTCATCTTTCAAGTGGTGACATTTAGCGTGGCGTAAAATGGGCAAATAGCGTGGCGCGTGACAAACAAAAGGATCCTCTGGCAGGGTCTTAATACTTGGAGGCATCCCCTCCAACTGATAGATTTCTGGGGTGGATCGGGCCGGAATCATCTTCGTCGGGCTCTCGGC